GGACAGAAATAATGTGTCCGGTGTAACACCTTACGCTATGCCTAATGATGCTAAGAGTCTACTAAATAATTACAGACGGAGAAGCATTTGAAAAAGAAGTTTAGATATTACGGGGAGTTTAAACATACCGCTGAATTTCAAAAACAGAGCCGTACTTCTGACGGAGCGGGAGGTTGGACCAACTCTTGGGTAACGGCGGAGACCGCTAGGTGCGAAATTACGCCCATATCCGGCTCTCAAGGACTCGAAATGTCTCAAATAGTAGGTAATACCGTTTACAAGATTATCGTTCGGCAGAACTCGAATTTTAATCCTATGCTAGATAATGATTATAGGATATATGTTACAAACGGTATATACGCCGGATACTACAATATTCATACGGCGCTATTGATAGACGGAGACGTTCCATACTATGAAATTAACGCCTACAGAAAATGATAAATTTTAAACTCTCTACATCTACGATGCTAAAATTCGATAGGGATTTAAAAGAGAAAGTAAAATCTTATCGACAAGATGTACAAGATACTGTTAATAAAGTAGCGGTAGATATACATAGAGATGCAATAGGTAATATCGACAGGAATAAAACGGTGGATACGGGTATACTTCGCTCTAAGACTCGTATAGAGTTTGCTAATCCTGAAATAGACCAACCGAACGCGAATGTACACTCTCTTTCTGACTACGCGCCGTTCGTAGAGTTTGGCACAAAGAAGCAAGTTAAAGTACCGGCCGAATTAAAGGATTACGCCTTGCAATTTAAAGGCTCAAAGAAAGGCTCATTTTCGGAGCTTATGAAAAAAATCGAAAGGTGGGCATACAGAAAGGGACTGCCTAAAGAGGCGGTATTTCCTATAGCCTTAAAGATAGCTAGAGACGGGACGAGTGCTAAGCCTTTCCTTTATCCGGCCTTTGTTATGAACAAGAAAAAGCTAGAGAAACTTTTAAAAAAGATTAAGCTATGAGCGTAAATCCACACGACCTGTATACAGTATTCTCGATTACCGACGATAAGCTAGCCGTACCGGTAGCTAATTGGTACTATAATCAAGCAATAATAGCTACGGAGCGCGGAGATATATATTCGGGAATGGCATTACTTACTATAAATTCCGGCGCTACTGCGACGCTACACCTAAACACGAGTAGTAGTAAGGATACATACCTTATGGGCTATCAAATAGCCACAAGCGCGACTAGAGTAACAGAAAAGATTTACGAAGAGCCTACAATAACCGCCGGAACTACGGAGTTAGCTATGAAAAATACAAATAGACAAAGCTCTAATGTATTTACCGGAACGGTGTATACAGACTCTGTAGTTACCGATTTGGGAACACTAATAGACGAGAACGAAATATTTGAAGCTAAGAAAAGCTTAGGCGGTATAGATGGGGGTAATGGATTTAGATTGTTATTTAAACGCTCGACCGATTACATATTACAAGTAACTAATGGCGACAATTCAAATTATTCGTTTTTCTTTAAATTTTACTTTTACGAGAGATGAAACTACCTAATAAGCTTTTACAGATAGCGTACTATAATGCACTTAACGGTAATGTATCTTATGGAGGCTCTACCGTTCCCGTATTTGACGTTGTACCGCCTACACAAGAATTTCCCTATATAGTACTAGGCTCACAGGCTATTGTACACGAGGGAACTAAAACGAGCTTCGGTGTACAAGCTATTATGGACGTAGATGTAGTTACCGGATTCGAGGGTTCTTTTGGAGGCAAGTCTCAAGTATATGATATATCTGACGAGGTTGTTCAGCTTATAGTTACTAGAGCGCAAACACATTTTTCTTTATCGGGTTTTTCTTGCTATGTTAGCGAACTAGAAAGCTCTACCATTTTGGAGGAGATTACAGAGACCCATATCTTATTTTCAAACAAACTTAGATTTCGACACTTAATTCAAGAATTATAATTATGGCAACTATTAACGGAACTTCCTTACTTATCGTCGTAAACGACACAAAGATTGCACACAGTACTAGCGCGACTCTTAATTTTGAGCGGGCTATGATTGATGTTTCATCTAAAGATTCCGGCGGATTTCAAGACAATATCCCTGGCCAAGCTTCGGCATCATTGGACTTTGAAGGACTTGTAGATTTTGCAGCTACAGCCGGTTACAACTTAGACGACCTATACAGTCTATATAAGAACGAGACCGAGATTACTTGGGAGATTGCTAGCGGTTCTGCCGGTACTGCGCCTAAGTTTACAGGTAGCGGTTACATCTCTAGTCTATCTATGGATACGCCTATGGAAGATGCAACTACTTTTTCCGGCTCAATTACTGTAACAGGAAGCGTAACTTATACCGCATCTTAATATGAACTTATTTAGGGCAGAAGTAGAAGTACTCATAGGAGGTAAGGTCAGACTATTTAAGTTTGGCGTAAATCAGTTAGCTATCTATAGCCAAAGGCACAATCTCAACCTATCGGAAGTAGAGATGGGTATGTCTCAAATTCGCGACCTTTTTTGGAGTGCGCTTGTTGCCGGCGCGAAAAAGAAAAAAGAGGAGATAGACTTCGACGAGTGGGACGTTGGAGAGTGGATAGACGATATGGAACAAGAGGACTTTGATAAGGTCGTCGAGGCTATGAATAACGCGACACCTCAAGAGAAAGGACAAGGCTCTAAAAAAAAATAGAGTGGCCTGACGTTTTCGAGCTTGCCTATGTAGAATTGGGCTTAAAGCCGGACGAGTTTTGGGATTTATCTTGGGTTGAGCTAGACTACTTAGCTCGACATAAAAATAAGCAAGTATACCTAGAGTGGGACATAGCTCGTACTCTAGGTGTATGGATGCTCTCACCTCATACCAAGAAAAAAATAAAACCAAGAGATTTACTTAAATTAGATGAGCCTAATAGGAAAGTAAGTACTATTGAGGATTTCGAACGCGCAGTAAAACTTTATAACGAGACTAATGGCAAATCCAAGACTACAGGTTGATGTCGTAGCCAACCTAAAAAAATTTCAATCTAGCTTAGACGGAATAGGTACTAAATTACAGACCTTTGGCACTAAGCTTTCATCTATAGGAGCTATAGCCACAAAGGGATTATCCGCACCGCTAACTCTAGCCGGAGCTAATGCTATAAGAATGGCTAGCGATATAAACGAGTCTATGAACAAGGTAGATGTAGCCTTTGGAAACTCTGCCGATTTAGTACAGGCTTTTTCTAAGACTACACTAAAGTCTTTCGGTATCTCACAAGGCGAAGCTCTAGAGACCGCTTCTTTATTCGGAGATATGGCCACAAGTATGGGTCTTACTACTTCGGAGTCCGCTAGAATGTCGAGTCAGTTAGTAGGCCTAGCCGGAGACCTTTCTTCATTCAAGAATATACAAGTAGATACGGCTCGTACCGCTTTAGCTTCTATTTTTACCGGAGAGACTGAAAGCCTTAAGCGCTTAGGCGTTGTAATGACTCAAGCTAACTTGCAAAACTTCGCCTACGAGCAAGGAATACAGAAGAATATAAAGTCAATGACTCAAGCGGAGATGGTACAACTTCGCTATAATTACGTTATGTCCAAGACCGTTAATGCGCAAGGAGACTTCGCTAGGACGAGCGACGGAAGCGCTAACCAAATGCGGATATTTACAGAGGGTATAAAAGAGCTTACTACTAACTTAGGTCAGATATTGCTACCCTTGTTTACAAAATTAGTTACTAAGGTAAACGAGGTTGTACAAGGATTTAATGATATGACAGAGGCTGAAAGATTTAATCTAGTAATGAAAGGCGCTTTAGTAACGGCTATTGGTCCAACTTTACTAATATTAGGCAAGCTATTTACGGCTCTAGGTAAAATAAAAGTAGCTCTAGCCGGTGTAACAACTCAAGTCCTAAGAACTTATGCGATAGTTTTCGCTAAGGTGCTAGCCATAACGGCAATTATTGTAGGCCTAGCCGGAGCTTTTGTATACGTTAAAAAGAACGCGGAGTCATTCGCTACGCTATTTTCTAATATATGGAACGGCGTTAAGCAAATGCTTCTGTCTAAAATTAGAGATATGTCTTGGGCTATGGGTCAATTCTTTGAAAAGATTGGCTTAGATGGACTAGGTAAAAGCTTTGGAGACTTTTCGAAAGATGTACAAAATTCAATAGACGATATACCTAAGCCCGAAGAGACAAATTTTATGTCTATGAAAGAGTTTATCGAGTCTTTAAAAACAGACTATGATAATCTTACAGATAGCATAACGAAAAGCGCAAAAGAAATGCTTGGCTTTAAAGAGGAGGTGGCTACTTTAGGTAAAGCTACTTTGGCCGGAGCTAGCACAAAAGGAGGCGGGGGAGCGGACGCGGGTACAGAATTTTTTAGAAAAGTTAATGTACCGTCCTTAATACAAGAGGTAGAAGAGCAAGCTAGAGAATTAACAGACTTCTTAGCCGGTCAAGCTCAAGAGGCTATCGTTTCTTTTGCAGAGTCTCTTACAGGATTATTTACCGGAGAACTACAGGGAGAAACATTCTTTGCTAACCTATTAGGCGTAGTAGCAGACTTTGCTACAGAATTCGGAAAGCTAGCTATAGCGATAGGTATATCAGCTAAATCATTAAAGGAAAGCTTGTTTACAAATCCGGCCGTAGCTATCGGAGCGGGTGTAGCTCTTGTGGTGGCCGGTAAAGCTCTACGCGCTAGAGTAAACTCTCTTGGACAAGGAATGAAAGACGGAGGTATAGTACCTAACGGATTCCCTAATGACACCTATCCGGCCTTGCTCACGTCAGGAGAAGCGGTAATACCTAAGCCCGATAGATTACCCGCCTTTGGTAATTCTATGCGCTTAGAGGGTGAATTTAGAATTAACGGACAAGACCTTGTTTTAAGTTTAGCTGAAACTAACTATAGATTCGATAGATAATATGGCATACGGTATACAATACTTTATAATCGACAAGCGCAACGTAGGTGAAACTACAGTAACCTATAAAGCGGAGATACTTAAGGATGGATATTCCGGTGGGAGTACAGAGCTTACTGCTTCAGGAATTTCTAGGCAATACGACACTATAAACTTTAGGGATATACAACCTATACAAAAGTCGTCTTGTACTATAAATCTACAAGTACTAGATAGTACGCAGAGGAGTGCTTTAGAGACGATAGCTAACTCTAAGATAGGCGATTACCGTATTAGGTTATGGAAAAGTACAGGAGGCGGATATAGCGCTATATGGACGGGTACTCTTGTAC